CAGCAGCGGGCACCGCCACCAACACCCCCGCCTGGAGCAGCGTGACGGGTAAGCCCACGACGCTGGCTGGCTACGGCATCACGGATGCCTTGTCCACAAGTGCTGCCATCGATGGCGGAACGTTCTGAGTTTTCTTCAACCCCTCTGTTTAGAGAAAAGGAGGCCTGTTTATGGCTCAAGTCATCAAGGTCAAACAATCGTCTGTGGCGGGCAAGGTCCCGACCACGACGCAGCTTCAGTTGGGCGAACTGGCCCTGAACACCACGGACGGCAAGCTTTACTTCAAGAAGAACGTGAGCGGGACCGAATCGATCGTGACTGTTTCTGCGTCAACCGCATCCCAAGGTGAAAACACCTTGATGTGGTCGCAGTGAATGGGAGAGGTATATGCCTGCATTGCCACCCATTTCCAATTTCACGGGCTCGACGGTCACCGAGGGGCAGTTCAAGACTGCGCTCAGCGATTTGCGATCGTACTTAGCAGGACTGCTCGGTACAGACGGAAACCCTGCGACTGCCCTGACCACGCTGGGCTCGCTCGGTTCTGGCTATGTCAGTAAAACGGCGACCTACACCGTCGTTGCCAGCGACCGAGGTCGGATGATCGACTGCAGCGGGACTTTCACGCTGAACTTGACCGCCGCTGCGACGCTGGGTGCTGGTTTCACCATCGCTGTGCGCAATTCAGGCACCGGGGTGGTGACATTGGATCCCAGCGGAGCCGAGTTGATTGACGGGGTTTCCACTGTGACACTCGCGCCGGGCGAGGCCTATGACCTGTATTGCACCGGAACAGCCTGGAGAACATCCGGGCGAGTGCTCACCACATCCTTTGCCACAGACGAATACGTCAAGCAGAGTTTCAGCCTGTTTCAGACGTTCAGTTCGCTGGCAGCAGGGGCTAGCCGTTCCATTGGCTCACCGAGCTACATGATCTGGTCGAGTTATTCGAGCACGCAGTGGTCTCGCGGCACCTACTACACGAACATGTTCTACATGGCGTCGCAGGGCAAAAGCACTGTGCAGGTCAACGTAGGCAACTGTCGGCACACGATCTGGAACTACAGCACCACCAAGTCGATGCAGATCAATCTGACGGCGGTGATCAACTTTGCCGCCGATGACACCTACGGGTTTCAGATTCGCCAAAACGGCTCCATTCTGGGCACCTATGGCACGTATTCGGCCCGGGGCGTACAGACCTACAACTTCGGCACGTTCACGGTTCCGCCCAACAGCACGGTCACGTTTGACCTGTATGGCTCGATCCTGAGTGGCTCCAGTGGCGACTCGATCTACGTGAACTCGTTCACGGCCACCTACATCCAGTTCGTTTGAGGAGGAGTGATGCAACGCCTTTATTTCAATTTCCAAAAAGGGGACGTCAGGCTTGTACCTGCGGAGGTCTGTCCGGCGATCGAGGATGAAACCAGTTTCCCGAATGCGGACATTCCGGATGACGTGACCATGGAGATGATCAGTTTCAGGGCTGTTGACGGCCGCCTTGATCCGGTCATCACCTACCCATCCATTCCCATCACAGAACAGCCAGAGTCAGGAGGTAGCAATGGCCAGCCCTAAATCCCAACTGAGCTTGATCAGCAACCTCTGGATCAAGCTGATGACGTTCGAGAGGGCAGGTGACGTCAACGAGGGTCACAAGCACACCTTCGATCACCCCACCTTGCTGGTCAAGGGGCGACTGCGAGTCGATGTGGAGGGTGCTGTGTCGGAGTTCACGGCGCCTCACATCATCTTCATTGCCCGCAACAAGGTCCACACCCTCACCGCGCTGGAGGAGGGCACGGTGGCCGCGTGTATTCACGCCTTGCGTGATGGCGAGCAGGTGGAGGACATCGTCGATCCCGCCATGATTCCGGCTGGCATCAATCCCAACCACCTGCCCAGCTTCATCAAGCCGCTGGCGAAGACCGACCATTTCGCCTGAAGCACAGACCCTTATTGACGCCCGCCTGGAGACATCCAGTGCGGGCATTTTGCATTTTGGAGATCCAACCATGGAAAACGCACAAGAACTTGGTGCGCCGCAGTCCATCACCTTGCGCCCTGATGATCTGGATGACCTGCTCACGCGCGCCGCCGAACGTGGCGCCGAGCGGTGCCTGGCCCACCTCGGCCTGGAAAACGGCCATGCCGCGAAGGACATTCGCGAACTGCGCGATCTGCTGGAAGCGTGGCGCGATGCCCGCCGCACGGCGTGGCAGACCACCGTCAAGGTCGTGACCACCGGCGTTCTGGCCGCGCTGCTGGTCGGTGCCGCCATCAAGCTCAAGCTGATGGGAGGTGGGCAATGAAGCCGCGCATCTGCCTGCTTGATAACTGGCGACGCGTGCTGCGTCGTGCCTGGAGCATCCGCTTTTCGCTGCTGGCGGCGACTTTCACGGCGGCGGAAGTGGTGGTACCGCTGTTTGGCGACGTGCTGCTGGACGTGATGCCAAGGGGCGCGTTCGTGCTGCTGGCCTTCGCTGCCAGCATTGGCGCAACCGTGGCTCGCATCGTGGCGCAGCCGGAGATGCACCGATGATCCGGCCAACATCACCCGTGATGCGCAGGACGGTGGCCGGGCTGACGCTGTCCGCCGCCGCCCTGGTCGGCATCGTGTTGCACGAGGGCTATACCGACCGCGCAGTGATCCCCGTCAAGGGCGATGTGCCGACCATCGGCTTCGGTACCACCACCGGCGTGAAGCCGGGCGACACCACCACGCCGCCGAAGGCGCTGGCCCGTGCCCTGACGGATGTACAGCAGTTCGAGGGCGCGCTCAAGCAATGCGTGACCGTGCCGCTGGCCCAGCACGAGTACGACGCGCTGGTGAGCTTCTCCTACAACGTCGGCAGCCGCGCGTTCTGCCAGTCCACGCTGGTGAAGAAGCTCAACGCCGAGGACTACGCCGGAGCCTGTGCCGAGCTGCTGCGCTGGCGCTTCTTCCAGGGCAAGGACTGCGCGCTGCCTGCCAATGCGCGCCTGTGCGGCGGGCTGGCCACGCGTCGGCAGGCCGAGTACCGGCAATGCCTCGGAGAAGCGCAATGAGCCTGATCTCTTGGCCGTACCGCTGGCTGGCCCTCGTCCTGCTCGCCGCTGCACTGATCGGCTTCGGCTGGATCAAGGGCGCGGGCCACGTTCAGACCCAATGGGACGCCGCCGTCCAGAAGCAGGCCCTGCAGGCCGCCGTCATCCGCGAGCGGCAGGCGCAGGCCACCGTCAAGGTTGTCACCCAGTACGTCGACCGCATCCGCGTCGTCCGAGAGAAGGGCGACACCATCGTCAAGGAGGTTCCCGTCTATGTGCCCGTTCAGGCTGACGCTGCTTGCACTATCAACCGTGGCTTTGTGCGCCTGCACAACGCCGCCGCCGCTGGTGAATTACTCGAACCCGCCCGAGATGCTGATGCGGCCGCCGCAGGCATTGCGCTCTCTGCTGTCGCCGGAACCGTTGCCGCCAACTACCAGACCTGCCACGAAAACGCCGAGCAACTGAGGGCGCTGCAGGCGTGGGTCAGTGCGATTCCATCTGCCACAAAGTAATCAGATTGGCCACTTTGCAACACCTGATCGTTCCATTCCGAATGCGCTTGGCTTTTAGCCCGGACAGCGCGTTCATGTCATCCGCACTCACCACGGAGCATTGACCATGAGCAATAGATTCAAGCACGCCGTCATCGACGATGTGACCTCGCGGAACATCGACGCCGGGCTGCAAAACCACCTGCTCGATCTATTCGAGTCGGCGATGAAGTCGTTGGCCACGACGGTGGTGCGCGAGGCAAAATTCGACACCACCGACTTCGCTACCGCCAAGGCACGAGACTGCGAGGCGTTCACGCTGCTAGTAAGCCGTACGCGCACCAATACGCGCGACTGCTGGTTTGGCGCGTTTCAGCGCGGCGACCAACGCCTCGACGTGATCGGCCATCTGGAATAGTCCGTCAATCCGTAGTCTCCGGAACATCCCAGTCCGCCATTCGTGCTTCGCCAGTCTGGTAAAACTGTTTCACCAGCTTCACGTACTCCAGAAAATCTCTGTTCTCCGTAGCCAGTCGATTGGCCATATCCCAATCGATCTCGTCCCTTTCGCGTGCCGGAATCAAGACCTGACTTTCTGCCGGATTTTCGGCATTCAGTTTGATCAAACCGATGCCATGTGCCGCAAACAACATGCGCAGTTCTTTGAGCGTGTCCTGCCCCTCGATCTCTGCCGCGACTAAGTAGCCGAAGTTCGCCCATGACGAGTTCGAGACGGCCTGGAAAAAGCATTCGCGCACGTTCGACCGGTTGATCAGAAGCTTGGCCTCGAATGACCACAACTTGGTGCGTTTATCCGAATACTGATTGACGCAGTCGCGGACTTCTTGGTGCCATTCAGCCCCCAAATCCTCCATCCCGACTACGTCAGGGTAGAGCCAACGATTGCCATTCGGCCCGCGTTTATTTGATGAGCGCTTCTCGTCGATGCGCTTCGAGTAACGTTGCGGTCGCGAACAAACTTCTCGTCGTATGCAGACTTGAAAACATGCACGCCACCATTGCCGATGTCTGTCGCCGGAATAACAAGTCTTGTCCTTGCATCAGAGAGCGTTGCATCCTCAAAAACAGAAACCAAAGCCGCACGCAGCGGCTCGCTCGAATAGCGAGGGGCAACGGTGCCGCCGAATGTCCACCGCTTCGGTCTGAAGATACTCGGCCCTTTTTCACGATAAAGCCCTGTAACCTTTGAAATCGGAATGCCAAATGCAATCGCGGCGGCGATGATAGAACCAGTGCTCGTGCCAGCAATCAGATCGAATTCACTGTGAAATACAGTATTGAATTCCTGCTGAATGCGCTCCAGAACATGGCTAGCATAGATTCCACGAATTCCACCACCATCGATTGCGAGCAATTTCATCGTGACCAATCTCGTCACCCGCCGTTCTTGCCGGATGTTCCGATTTGTTGGTACACAGCGCGCATCAGGTGGCTCGCCGCAACATTCCTAAACGCCTCATCGTTCATCAGGCGTACAAAGATTTCTTCGTTGCCGTCCATGCGCTCGATGAACAGATTCTCAAGCTGCTTGTTGAATACTGGTTCGAAGTTTTCGATGCTGTTGGCCATGACGGCCTGTCGCAACTGTTCATTTGCTACGGCGGTTTCACGAACTTGATCGAAGAAGAGCTGGTCGGCCGGGGTGAACTCTGTGCCGAAGCGCTCATTGAGCTTACCAACCAAGGTAGATAGCTGCACATCTTCGTCGGCTTGGCCCGTGCCCACATCCGTTGGTCCCTCAAGGGCATCCGCCTCGCCCGCCTTCAGATCAATTGCTCCCTCGCTGATTTTTTGCAGCCGGTAGTACTTGAGCTCGACCTCATCGTCGACTTGCACCGTT